TGATGCATGGTTGAAACATGAGCAATCACATTGGTTACACACCGAGGTGCCAATGGCTGAAGATGTGAAAGATTGGAAAAAGAAACTATCTCCAAGTGAGAAAGAGTTTTTGACCAACATTTTTAGATTCTTTACACAAGGTGATATTGACGTTGCAGGTGGTTATGTTAACAATTATTTACCTTATTTCCCTCAACCAGAAGTACGAATGATGTTGTTAGGCTTTGCAGCTCGTGAAGCACTACACATTGCTGCCTATAGCCACTTGATTGAAACTCTTGGCTTACCTGATACCACATATAACCAATTCATGGAGTATCAGGAGATGAAAGACAAACATGATTATGTAATGAACATTTCAGGCCAAAATACTACAAAAGAGAATACAGCCACACACATTGCTGTGTTCTCCGCCTTTACTGAAGGTATGCAACTGTTTAGTTCCTTTGTGATGTTGTTGAATTTCCCACGTACAGGCAAGATGAAGGGCATGGGTCAAATCGTTACTTGGTCTATTGTTGATGAGACAATGCATGCCGAGAACATGATGAAGTTATTTAAAACCTATATACAAGAAAACAATGAAATCTGGAATGATGATTTGAAATCTAGAATCTACACCATTGCTGAGAAAATGGTTGAACTAGAAGATAAATTTATCGATTTGGCATTTAGTAGTGGTGAGATGGAAGGTCTTACAGCGGATGAATTGAAGAAATACATCCGTTACATTGCTGATAGAAGACTCATTGGCCTTGGCATGAAAGGCATTTTTAAAGTTAAACGTAATCCACTCCCATGGGTTGAAGAAATGATTAATGCACCAACGCATACTAATTTCTTTGAGAATAGGTCAACAGATTACGCTAAAGCTGCTCACACCGGTACATGGGATAATGTGTGGGCTTAATTTAAATATAACAAAAAAGGATTGATATGAAGAAATTACTAATTATTGCACTTATGGTGCCTTGTCTGGCATTAGCACAAGGTAAACAAAAACCTGGTGTAACATATGATGCTGTATTGACAAGAGTGGTTGATGGTGATACAGTTGCATTCCAAGCCAACTTTCTACCTGACCCATTGAAGAAAGAACTGAGCATTCGTGTGTTTGGTGTTGATACACCTGAAAAAGGCCATCGTGCAATGTGCCCTAGTGAGGCCTCAAGGGGTGAAGCAGCAACTGCTTTCACTAAAGCTGCGGTAAATGCTTCAACTAAACGCCAAGTCGTCCTAATGGACTGGGACAAATATGGTGGCCGTGTATTGGGTGATGTATTGCTTGATGGTAAAAGTTTACGCCAAATGTTAATTACAAACGGCTATGCCCGTGAATACTACGGCGAGGCGAAACAAAGCTGGTGTAACTAATGGCTACATTACATCACGTATGTGACAACTGTGACTCACAATTTACAATTAAATACGACATAGAAAAATGTGAAGATGATCCTCATTTTTGTCCATTCTGCTCAGAATACATACTAGAGAATGACACAGAAGATGAGGATGATTGAGTGTGGTTGTATAACGATAAAGAATTTACAGAAGACATGGTTGGTGATTGGTTTGGATTTATCTACGAAATCACCAACCTACTCGATGGCCGCAGATATGTGGGTAAGAAATTATTCACACGAGCTGGCACAAAACAAATCAAAGGTAAAAAGAAAAAGGTTCGCCTATCCTCTGGATGGGTGAACTATTGGTCTTCGTCCAAAGAATTGCAAGAAGATGTTAAAAAACTAGGAGAGGAGAACTTTTCACGTAAGATATTGTACCTATGTAAAACTAGGTCAGAATGTTCATATAGAGAAACTAAGGAGATTTTTATCAGAGATGCACTACTAACCACGGAGTATTATAATAGTTGGGTTTCGTGTAAGATACACAAGGCTCACGTATTGAATAAACTATGAAACATTGTAAAGAACCTGATTCGTTACCTAAGAGAAGGAAAACCATGGCTCGTAAGACAACCGCCAATACAATCATTGAAACCGAAAGAGTTTCAAGACCATCCAATCACCTCAAACTGAGGCTTGATGACCTTAAAACATTTGACCCGTTGACAGAAAATCAAAAACTATTCTTTGATGCATACAAACGTGGAGATTATTTTGTAGCACTACATGGTGTTGCAGGTACAGGTAAAACCTTTTGTGCCTTGTATAAGGCCATTGAAGAAGTCATGGACAAATCTAACCCATTTGCTAAGATTATTATTGTTCGCTCTGCCGTACAGAGCCGTGAGATTGGTCACCTGCCAGGTGATGTAAATGAGAAGATGGAAATCTATCAGCAACCATATCGCCAAATCTGTGAGACACTATTTGGTCGCAAGGACGCATGGGATAGACTAGAGGAACAAGGCCACATTGAATTCATATCTACATCATTCATTCGTGGTATGTCCTTTGATGATGCCATCATTATCGTGGATGAGATGCAGAATATGACCTTTGAAGAAATTGACACCGTAATGACCCGTGTTGGTTACCGCTCAAAGATTATATGGTGTGGTGATTACAGGCAGACCGACCTGAATAAAAAGAAGAATGATGTAACAGGCATTCTTAAATTCTTTGATGTAGCCCATCATATGAATGCCTTCACACGCATTGAGTTTACACCTGATGACATTGTACGCTCATCATTGGTGAAAGACTATATTCTTGCCAAACTACAGTATGAGGATGCAATGGATTAAGGCAATAGAGTCCGAACTCTAGTGAAAATTGTTGCATTGCAACATATATAGTAGTATAATCACTAATATCGTAAACACTATGTTCAAACTCTTTTCTTACCTATTATCCTTCTTTGAAGGCACCAGTTACCAATCACGCTTGGACAGATACCTTTCCAATCGTAGTGTAACTGATGCATCACAGCTAGAATACTATGTCAGAGAGTTTGAACGTAATCAACATAAGGCATATCTGTGAAAAACATTCTAAACACAATTTACAAAGCATTTGTAACCCTCGGTAGTTTCACTAAGGAATACCGAGAAACCAAATATGGTGCATACCGCACCGGTAAATAATCTATCATCTAAGGAAATAAACCATGGCCAATTCTATTTTTACACCATTATATTTTGCAAACTACTTCGTTGACCAAGTACAAGATGCAAAGAACAAGATTGTTGACACATTCGTGTTTGATGACAAAATCAAAGCATCCATTAAAGACTTCGTTGAAGCACAACGTGACTTCACTAAGCAAGTAAACCGCACAACTAATGAAGTTGCTGAGTTGACTACAGTAACTCTCAAAGATATGGCTGAGAAGACAGTCAAAGCCGCTAAGATTTAATTGTTATACATATGCTTTGGAGGATATCTGAAGCATATGAAAAAATTAGTAGCGCATCGTGCAAATAAACGATTTATGGATGTAGCATTCAAATCACAATCGTGGCAACCAACTGAACGTAATGGATGGATTATAAAATTCTCCATTTTTAATGATGACAAGATATTGTTTGTGTTTCTCTCCAGATATACAGGCCAGACAGTTATCAGAGAGTTTGGTGATGAAGATGCCGCTGTGGACTATATCAACCTCATAACCGATTTAGATGCCGAAGAATGGCACGTACTATAATCAAGTATAAACCCGCTTCGGCGGGTTTTCTTTTTGGCCACTATATAATTGTACCGCAATAAAATTATGGTTAGTATATAATGTTATATCAGGAGAATAAAATGAATGACAAATTGAAAGAGATTGCCCTACATGCAGGTGGCAGTCATTACCCTGTTGTTGGTGGGGAAACACTAGAGAAATTTGCCTGTCTATTGATTGCCGAGTGCATTGATGCGGTAAAGAATACACCAACAACAGCCGCATTTACTACATTTGACAAAGCTGTGGTTGATAATACGATTGCAAATAGTGTCAAAGCCATTGAGCAGAGGTTTCTATGAAAATAGGGTTCACCTGTTCGGCATTTGATTTACTACATGCCGGTCACATTCTAATGCTCAAAGAGGCAAAGGCACAATGTGACCACCTGATTGTTGGGTTACAGACTGATCCAACCATTGACAGAGCAACTAAGAATAAACCTATCCAAAGCGTCTTGGAACGATACATCCAACTGTCCGCAGTAAAGTATGTGGATGAGATAGTGGTTTATGAAACAGAGCATGACCTGTTACAAATACTCAAGGCATACAATATTGATATTCGGGTATTAGGTGAAGAATATGAGAACAAGCCATTTACTGGCCATGACCTACGAATTGAAACACACTTCAATAAACGTACCCATAGTTTCTCCACTACCGAATTGAGAAACCGTGTCATTGACAGGTACAATGAGCAGGAATATAAGAAATGATAGACCTCATAAATGCCTTTATGATGGGTGTATTTGCCACACTACTGTATCAAATTGTGAGAGAATTAGACCTCGTTGGTAATTTAATACAATTATTTAAAGATTGGTCTAATAATGAGCAAACAAGAAGATAAAGACAAACGAAGCAACCGCATTCATGCCGATGAAACTGCTGTTAAGAAACAAGTTAAGATTGCTAAAGTGCATGGCATTGAGGTGAAAGAACCTCATAAGTTTGCCAAGCACCATGCGCTAGACTGCGGCAACCCTAATTGTCCAATGTGTGCCAGTCCACGTAGAATATACAAAGAGCCAACTATACAAGAGAAATCATTTCAACAAACTGAAAATTGGAATAAAGAGTGAACCATTATCAAAATTATAACATTATTGGTGATGTATACCGAGAAACCGAGGTTTATTCTGTTATAGATAACCTACAGTTGGATAAGCTTGTATTGTCTCAGGTCACCTTGCATAAGCATCAGGAGACTAGAGGCCATGTGCATGATGGCTGTGAAGAAGTATATTTCTTCCAGTTTGGTGAAGGCCAAATGGTTATAGGTGATGAAGTTGAAACCGTAACTGCTGGTTCTATTGTATTGGTGCCAGATGGCCAGTTTCATAGAGTTATCAATACAGGCCTCTCCGACCTTGTATTCCATACAGTTTATAACAAGACACAAAGCAGAACAGTATATGCAAAATAACCATTGGGGTGAACCGGATGATATCGAGCCAATGCCAGATTGGATGTTGGCCGAGACACACCGCAACCCGAACTACAGACCATCCAGAGGCAAGAGTTTAACCGAAATGATTGAAGATGCCTTGAAGAAACCTCCAGTACCAATTATCATACAGGAACCAAGAAATGATTAACTTTAAAACCTTTCTTAATGAACGTGTCCGAGTTGGCCGAGTACAACGCTTTGGCGCCAAGGCACATGATGAGTGGCGTAAGAACTTTGACCCAACAGGTACCAAAGAACGAATCAAGGACAATAGTGATGGTACAAAAGGCAATATCAATGTGCCGTTTGATAAATTACATCCTGATTGGAAACGAGAAAACCTTGCCGCAGGTAAGGCTGCAATGGATGCTAACAGAATACATCCAAAAGATACTGAAAAGGCTGCAGAGCATGTCCACAATGAGTGGATGAAACGTAATCCAAAGGGTGAACACAATGCCTCTCAGCATGTACCATATAACCAACTATCTGAACCTGAGAAAGAAAAAGATAGAGTCCATGTCCGAAGAATGCAGAGGATAAAGAATAGATGATTGAATTCAAAGATTTACAATCGGATGATCCGATTATTCAAGGAAAACTTGATATGCTAAAAGAACTAAACCCTATATTCCTGCGTATAGAAGAACTGCCGGAGGATTATGAAATGACGCCTTACCATGACCATTGATTTTATTATTTTTATTGCAATAATAGTCGTTACCATTTGTGTAATAGCATGGGACAATAACAAGTGATGCACCAGAAGATGAGTAATCCAACCAATATTCCAACACCTCAAACCTTCCACGTTGAGATGATGATAGACCCTGTGCTATTTGAAAAGATAATGAGTGATGAGAAATACAAAGAGCATATCAAAGACAGGTTAGCCATTGATTTGGCCAAACATTTGCTTGAGAGTGCCCGTACCACATTCACCTATTCAGAGGACATTGATAGTGATAACTACTATGTCCGTGCAAGGATTATAGTATAAGGTTTTGACCACTTTTGCCTGATTTCAAATAAAAAGTGGTATAAGTAGTATCAGGTTTAACGACTGCTCATGGCTATCGTTCTTCCGCCTTTTTAAAATTAATAGGAGAATTATATGCGTATACCGCTAGACACCTGCGTTTCCTACGTGGAAGCAAACATATCAGCCGTGCCAGTGCCAGACTGGACACACCTTGGCGTAACCTCAGAAGACACCAAAATCATTGATTTTTCACAGATATACATCGATGATGATGGTAAAAACTCTACAAAAGTAGAAACCCATACCGCTGAAGAAATTGAAGCTCTTAAAAACTCTTTTGCTGAGGGTGTAGATTTAAGAGAATATCCACCTGCTGTAAGATATAGAGGGCCTCAATACGATAAGCCATATGAATT